CTATTATAGGTGCTTTCTTGCCATCGTCATTAAGTGCTGTTATTTTAGCAGTTCCGTCCTTCTGAAGACCACCTATAGATATAGCTCCTTCCTGCTGAAGCTTTAATAGGTGTTGCTTTCCTTCGTCGGACATAGACGTTAAGGTTGTTGTCGAACTTGTCTTTAGTTCTGTAAAGTTAAGTAAGCCAGCTGCTTTCATTTCCTCTAGCTTTTGACGACCTTGTGTGCTTAGACCGTCTATATCTAGCAGTCCTTTGCTTGCGAAGTCCTGCAGCGCTCTAGCGTTGTCTTCTTCCTTTTGGTTAGACTGTGATAGCTTACCCGAAAAGAAGTCGTATACTTTACTACCTGCAGCGTCTCCAGCTACTCCACCACCTATTGCACCTGGCACAGCCCCTACACCGCCGCCTAGTACGCCGCCAAGTATACCTCCGCCTACGCTTCCAATACCTGACCCAATAGCTCTAGCTGCTGAACGTCCTATGCTGTCACCGCCCATGAGGTTCATTCCGAAGTCTACTAAACCACCTATAATAGGTATTTTATCTAATACCTTACCAGCACCTTTAAGCATACCGCTTCCTTTAACAGCGTCACCTAAAGCACCTACCTTCGGAAGTACCCACTCACCCACCTTAGTTGAGCCAAACTTATCTAGTAAAGTGGTGCCTACACCGCTTAGGGGCTTAGTTAGCTTACCTTCTTTACCTAGGTACTTACTTAAAATGCCGTCTTTAGTTATTACGTTGCCGTCTTCGTCTATATCGGTAATAGTTCCACCTTTACCTTTACCACTCTTTTTAGAGCCGCCAGCGCCCCCAGCACCGCCACTTTTACCTCCACCCTTACTTCGACCTAAAAGATTTTTACCCCCGCTTACAAGGGAGCTTACGCCCTTTATAAGCATACCTGCTAATAGAATATCTGCTACTTTGTCTAGGTTAGAGTCCTTTAGGAACTTGTTTATGGCGTCAGTTATGTCCTTAAAGCCTTTGTCTTCGTTTATGGCGTTTAGTATATCTGTAAAGTCACGCTTCATAGACATAATAGGGTCTAGCATATACTTCTGTCCGAAGTCTCCCAGCTCTTTAGTAAAGTTAGCTTCTATGTCTAGTATGTCTTGCCCTTTCGAATTTTCACGTTCGGAAGTGTACTTAGCGCCTGAATCTGCTTCGCTATTATTCTTTAGTACCTGGTCAATTTTAGACTCGTCGAAGGCTGTAAACCCGTTTGTAACCTGGCTTAGCTCGTCTACTTGTCGCTTCGTAACGTTGCTACCTCCGTCTTGTAGCCATGACTGCATAAGACGTCTGAATACCGTGTCATTACCGCCTGACTGTGCTCTTAAGTACTGTGACATAGCTGGCATATTATCAGGGTTCTGTAAACCGTCTTCGAAGCTCTTCTGTAAGTCATATAGCCCCATGTCCCTATACTTCTTAGGGTCATAGTTCTGCAGTGCTGATATGCCAGTCCACAACCATTTGTCATTGTTAGGCTGAAATATGCCGTTAAATCCGCTTATTATGTTAGCTCCCTGCTGTCCTGTCAACTTCGTCATACCATGCTGATTGCCTAATTTGTCTAGGGTAGTTTGATACGCTAGAATTTGTGAAGAGCTTCCGTCCTTAAATGTAGTGTCTATACCCTGCAATAAGGTTGTATGCGCTTGCATAACCTCTAGTATACGTGGCAGCATACCTGACTGACTAACACTTCCTGCTATCATATCTGCAAATTGTTTAGGGGACGTGGTACCTCCTAGCTGTTTTGTAGTACCTGTCATGCTTCCTACAGTACCTATGTCTAATCCATAACCCCTAGCGAACTTCTGAAGTCCGTACTGCTCTAGTGGGTTTATTGCTCCACCTCTAGAGCTATAAGTATCTATTAGCCCCCAAGACTCGGCTTCTGAATAGCCCATCTTGTTTGAACGTCCTACATTTGCTGCTTGATTATACATATCTATTGCGCTTCCGCTAAAACCATAACCTCTTATACGTTGCGCAGTGTCTAGTGAACCTACTTGCCTTTGGTAGGCTGTTTGGTACGCTTGCTGTGCCATTGAAAATATACTTGTTATGCCTGCTAATCCCATAGCAAACTTTGCTACAGTTCCTACAGCACCACTTATTTTACCTACAGCACCGCTTAATGTACTCATAGCGAAGCCGCCATTCATACCTCCGCCTGAATACGAAGAACTGCTACCACCGCCAGGGCGTATTTCATAGCTCTTTGACTCGTCTGTACGCTTTTTATATAGCCTTTCCACTTCTAAAATTTGCTTTCTAATAACGTCTAGCTGCTTCTCGCGCGCCTTTATTTGGTCTTGTATTTCGCTTTTCTCAAGCACACTTGCCCTTTTGAGCTTGTCGGAAAGCTGGTCTATAAGGTTATTCTGCTCTTTAAACTGTTTGTCTAGTTCGTCCATGGAACTCTTAAAACGCTTCCTAAACGTATCAAGCGCACGCAAGTTAGAATCATCAAAAATTCCACCCTTACGTGCGCCCTTGTCTATCTCGCCTAGAACGTTTTTAAGGTCTCCCTGGAGGTCTTTAAGCCCACGCTGCAGCTGGGTAAACTCACCCTTCGCTGACACACGAATGGACTGCTCTGATGTTGGCATAATTGCTACACCTCCTGTATCCTCCTATTAATTTATACTGAACGCCCGTGGTTAGCTTCGTAAGCTAGAAGACGTCTGTTTCAACGTCTTCCCAGTCGTCCTCGTTTTGTTCTTGGCTTTTCACCATGCCTACGTACGGGTCAACTTCCGAAGTAAACTTAGGCATATCCGAAAGCTTACTGTCAACTTCTTCTGTTTCCTTATCGTAGTCTTCATACCCGTCATCAACATATACATTTTTACCGCTAGCTTTATCCGCAAGCGCTTTGTCTATAGCTATATGTTCAAACTCTAGGTCTATCTGTTCAGGTGTCATATTTAGTATACGTGGGTCAGTAGGGGGTAAGCAGCCCCCGTTACCTGCATAGAACTTCCGAAGTAGCCATAGCTTACGCTCACTTGGTAGCTCCGCTATTTTCGTCAGGCTCGCTCTTACTTGGCTTACGAAAGGAGTCTTCCCATTCCTCGTATTTGTAGTATACGTGCATTAAAACATCAGGCTCTTCTATACTCTCTAAGTCTAGCAGCCATTCAGGACGCTTGACTATTACAGTGCTAAGAGTTGCCATTATCTGCGCCATTTCCTTTATTGAATTATCAACTAAGTTTATGTCTATTACTCCAGCCCTTCTGAAGTATTCTGACTTAGTGGCACCCATTTTCATATAGTCTTGCATAGTAGGCTTTTTGAACACTACAGTGCCTTCGTATCTTTTACCGCATAACGAAGTGTAGTCTATAGGCACACCTGTCTGCAGGTCTCCACCTAGCCTTACTTTTTCTGCATTAGCCATAAGCTCTTTAACTTTGTCCATGTTATCTTTATTTTGTGCATTTTCCATACTATCCAGCTCCTTACACATATTCTTATGGTATATTGTATCTTCACCTTAATTATAAGACAACCCCTACCTTTTGGGTAGGGGTTTTTTCCTTCCTTCGGAAGTTTTACTATGCGTTTACAGTTTCAGGCGTTCCGTCGTCTGCTGATAGGTAAGTCCATGTAGCGTTTTCGCCTGATATAGCGTTTACTCTGAAGTTTTCGCTGTAATCTTGTAGCGAACAACCTCTATAGACTACTACTATATCGTTTGTGTATCTGTCAGTAACCTCTATGTCGATAACGTCCATGTTGAGGATACCTACACCTAGTGCTGCTAGCCCTAAATTTTTCAATGACTTCTTACGAATTTTGAACTTGTCAAATGTTACAGTTCCTTCGTATCTTAGTGCTACGTGCTCTTGTGGCATTATAGAACCTATCTCATATTGGGCTTCTTGTCCAAAAGAACGTCTTCCGTCTAAGGACTGCGCTCTTCCAATCTCTTGACCGTTTATTTTAAGCTTTACAGTATGCCCTGCGTGTACAGTTTGGTTAGCTGCGTTAGACATAATACCATACCTCCTTTAATTATAGTGATAAGTGGGACGTAATAAGGAAGTTATTAATAGGTAGCGTAGGCTTTCCTTCC